GCATTGGCTTCGGCTACGGGCCTATCAATACCTTTAGCAACACCTTTTAACCCAGCCATTAAAACTTTTTTACCAACGCTGTCTTCTTTATCAGCCATCACACAATCCTTCCTTTAGTTTTGCCCCGCTGGGCGCAGCCATCAGCCCGCTTAGAAGCAGAAGAAACTTTGCCACCTGACGCCATTTTTACTTTGCCGCCTTTTTTCATGCCACCGCGAGGACGGTCTGTACTACTACGAGAACCACGAGCTTCGCGGGATACTCCAGAAGCTGTAACGCCTTCTTCTGCAGCACCAGCACCAAAAATTTTTGCATCATCTGCGGCTTCTTGCGCAGAGGTGCGCATACCAGAAGGTTTCTTGGCACTTGCTACATCTGTGGTGTACTTTTTGCCGTTGAACATAAACGTTTTGTCCCCAGCCCGACGTGCTGCGGCAAAAGCTGCACCAAACCTAGATGTTTTAGCGGTAGGAGCTAACCCAACTTGCTTGACGTTACCTTCTTCATCACGCACTCCGCTAAACGGATCTACATCATCACCTTGAAAGGGGCTTGCCATTTTATTTACCTCGCTTCAATAAGCCGATCAATTTTTGTTTCAAGTTTGTTAAAGCGCTCGTCAATGTAGCGCTCAAGTTTTTCAATTTCTGTTTTAGTGACGTTATCACGGGTCACCTCCAGTTTCGTATTGTTTAAAAGCTGCTCCAGCGTATTGAGCTTGTTGATCTTTTCACGAGCAACAAAGCCTGCCACGGCAACTAAAGCGGACAGAACGCCAGACCAAGAAAACAAAATCAACTGTTCCATTAGCATTTCCACGCCCGAAGACTTTTATTGATCCGACTGTTTGGGTCTTTAGCCGTCTTAGCCGAGGTCAACTTCTTTTTCATACCTGTCATCCGGGCACAAAAAGACTTCTTGCGGGCACCGCCTTCGGGTTGAGGAGCCTTTAGCCCGGGCTTACCGGGGTTAGCAGCATTGTAAGAAGCCCGACCTTTGGCATTTAAGCCGCCCTTCGGGTTCTTTCCCTCTTTGCGTTGCCACGCAGGAGTCTTAGCCATAGAACACCGTAGCAATCATACTGGCAGTGGTAGTTGCATAAATACCGCTATCGCAACGGATACCTTCGCCCGGAACTACGATGTTAAGAGTGCCAGCGGTTCCAGCAGCGTCATATACAAATACTGTAGTACCCGCAGACCCATTCTTAAGAGTGAGCACTGCTGGACTGGATGTAAAAGAAATAACAATCCCTTTAATACGTGCAGGACCTGCAAACACAGCACCGTCAGTAGTACTAGCAGCAATTTTTGTTGCTTTTACGTCATACTGCATCATAATTAATCTCCTAAATGTTAGAGGGGGCAAGCCCCCTACGGATTAATTAGACGTTTTGCTGACCAACTAACGGATCGGTAACGTAGTAAGTAATGAACCCAGTCAGAGCACCGGCACCACTTGTGCCATCAGTAACCGTAATGGTGACTAACTCATCGGAATCCATAACGAGACCAAAATCATCACCAGTGGTGGCAGTACCAAACACAAAGTTGCCGGTAGCCGCACTAGCTCCAGACAGCAGACCATTGGTATCAGAGGGGGATCCATCCTGTGTAACCCAACCCAGATCAAACGTACCAGATGCAGTAGCTGCAGTATGGATAGTAATGCCGGTAACAACAGCGCCAGCAGGAAGAATTAAGTCAGGGGCGTTAGTTGCGTTAGAAACTTTTACGTTTGCAGTAGAAGCCGGACCCGCATCGTCAATATAAAACTGAGCGACCATAAGACCGGTACCACAGTATGCGGTGCGAGTTTGATCCCCACCGCCCGAACGCCAAATACTTTGGGTAGTTGAAACAGCCATGTTTTTCTCCGTGTAGTAGCACGCCTCGCTACGGATTCTCTACTAAGTCTGCTAGGTCAGTATCCGCAGCTAAAAATCCTAGTCGTTTAAAGCATACAGCAAAAGGGGGGTTTTGCAACCCCCCTCGTTACAACAATTACGCTCCGGGCGAACCGAAAGCGCCAAGCGGATCGGACCAGCCAAACGAATAACGCTCACGTGCTTTATAGCGAACGTTACCGGTGTCAAAGTCACCATCCATGGAGTTCTGAAGCGGCGTACGAACAAAATGCTTCAGACCGTTGGGCACATCAGTCATCAGGAACCACGCATCAGGATCCGTCAAGAAGTGGTTAATGGTGTATCCCTCGGGGATCGAACCATTGTTCTTCAGGGCGTTGATGTCGTTGTCATTGGTACCGACGCGAAGTTCGGTTTCCAACAGACGGGTTGCCACGAACTGGAGTGCCGGGGGCACGATCAGCTTGCGGGGCTTGGCAGCGATCAGCAGGCCACGCTCATCCGTCCATGCTGCGATCTGAATAACAGCCGCCTCAAGGGAGGTCTCATTCAGGTCAGCCGGGGTGGCGGGTTCGTTGCTGTTAACACCACCAGAAACCAGCGGATGGTCGGTAGCAAACAGAGCTTTTCCATCGCCACCGGGATAGGTAGCCGAAAAGCCGTTGTTCAGAACCGAAGCCGCTTTAACCTGTTTGGTATAAGCCATAGCCCGAGCCAGTGATTTGGTGTACCGGCTGGAAAGGCTGTCATACAGGTTGTCCTCGATTGCCTCTTCCGTAATGGAGAAGCCGAGGGCGATGGTTTCATGGTTATACCGAGCCGTGAAAGCTTCCTGAGCATTGTCATAAGCGATGGCAGCGCCTTCGTTTTTAACAGGTGCAGCAGAAAAGCCGGACAGCTTGGTTTCTTCTTCGAAAGAACGCTCAGAGGTCTCAGTTTCGTAAATCTCTTTGTGTTCTTCGCCGTAGCGAGCGTACTCCATACCGAACAACGCGTTCAGTCCCGGGAGCAGCTCTTTCAGTAGTTGTGCGCGTGAAATAGCCATTTAGTTTGCTCCTTAGATGCCAGACGAGTTGAGGTACATATGACCACCACGCATCGCCGTAGTAACGGTAATCGGGGGGCCTGCACTGTAGGTTGAAGCCAGATACGGTGCATTAAATTTGCAAATGAATTCACAGAACTCACCTGAAGAATTTGCCGTAGCCGGTACAACATCAACAATGCGAATCGGCAGAGAAGCAGTCGCGGCAAAAGAAGTACCGAGAATGGCAACAGCCGAATCACCAGTAGTAGTAGAACCAGAGTTCTGAACCAGTTCAGCATTGTTTCCAACAGACGTACCGGCATAGAAAGCAACGGTAGTACCGGTAGAAACAGCAGCTACTTTAAACAGAACATCAGGATCATCAACCACATACGCAAAAGCATCGGTGACGCCAGAAGCATATCCGGGCCAATACTGGCTGAAAGTCTTCTGCTTAGTCACGGGGTTAGTAAAGGTGCAGCCCATGAAAATTCCTGCCACGCCTTGGTTGGAAACAGTTGCAGTACCAGCTTCAACTTCAATGGTACCGGTGTTTACCAGCTTAACTACGTCACCAAAGAAAATAGCGGTGTTGTAGCTAACCGAAGCATTTGTGATAGGAAGTAGACGGGTTGAACCTGCGTACGGCTGACCACCAATCAGATTGATGGGTAGCAGACCATACGGCTTGTCAACAGTAGGATAAGCCATCTAAAACTCCTTAAAGATTATTTAGAACCAGAACCAAACCCAACACCCCTTGTTGTCGTGCTTTTCTTTTCACTAAACAAAGGCATACGTGGGTCGCTTGACCGCATGAAGTTGTTATCAACAGACTCCATTTGGGCCGTGGCTTGTCGATTGTAGTAATCGTTGCGTGAGTCTGCCAGTTCTGCTGACATAGAACACAGCATCAATCCACCAATTTCGACATTACCGTTTGTGTTACTTTGCAGTTTTAGCTCAGGGAAATCTGATGCTTTAACCGGTTCCCATCCCTCACGTATCCGTTTAGACACGTTTGACGCATGCGACTGACCAAGCAGTTCGGTTGCAATCCACCGAAATTTTAATCCGGGGCGTGGGTCTGGGGTAGGGAGAGTACTAGCAGGCACAAAAACTGTACGAGCTTGGCTCTCACGTGTTTGAAGGCTTCTGGGTGTGCGCTCTTGCGCACCGTCACGACTAATTCTTTCAGACATGGTTAGGACTCCGAATTAAGTTTAAGTACTTCACGGGCATACTGTTCATTGGTAAGACCTAGCCTCTTGGCTAACGCTTCTTGGGTTTTGGTCAATTTGACCGCCACCTTCTTACCTGCAGTACGAGTTGGAGCAGCAACAACGGTTGCCGGGCGTTTCGGTTGTTCCTTCCGCATCTCACCGAAAAAGTCGGGAAACACTTCACGCATGCGAGCGTCAATGCGCTCGTAGTAGGTATCAGTCCGAGGATCAATACCGTTTTCGACCAGTTTTTTGTGCACAGCCAGCGCGAGACTGGTCATCTCATCATCCTGCCCAAACCATTGGTTCCGGGCCTGCCACTTTACGGCCTTGGGGTCGTATGCGGCTTCTGATTGCTGCTGTGTTGGTTGACTATATACATCCGTTTCTGGGATTTGTAAAGCACTAGGTTTAAAAGTTTTTGCTTGCTCCAACCGATATCGGGCAGCAGCCAGTTCTTCTTGCGCCGCAATAATCTGGTCGGTGTCGTAAGACTCCTGTGCTTCTTTTAGCTTCTGACGGGCAAACTGCATCTCCATCTCAGCCTTCTGGGCGGCTAACTCGGTGTACGTCTGGGCGCCTTGGTTATAGGTCTCCCGCAGTTTTTTGTTTTCCTCCAGCAACTGCTGGGCTATCCGAGTAGCCTCCTCACGCTCCCGAAGCGCTGCTTCTTTAGCCCTGCGCTCGTCATGACGGGCATGACTCAACTCCTTGATCCGCTTCTGGACTTTATCGCTGTACTCTGCGACTTCCTCATCGGAAGCATCCTCCACCTCACGTTCAAGCGGCTTGCGGCCTCGATCTTCTGGCGGCGTATCGTCTACGACCTCCAGTTCGATGTCGGATTCTTCAAGTTCAGTTGACTCCTGCTCGCCACCTTGGGCTTGCGTTTCTTCCTGTTCGTCAGGAAATTTAAACTCTTCTCTATCTTTAATTGCCATTTTTAACTCCTATTAAGCACGTGTGTAGCCACGCGGATCTTCCACCACCGCCTCAACCTGATCGTCGTTGAGTACGCGAAACTCCCGCCCATGAATCTTGAATCGGGTACCAGAGTAAGCCCTTACTAACACAAAGTCACCTTTCTTACACCAAGGCCCGCTGGGGAACTTAGCCGTGTCTTTGTATGCGTCTGGACCCACATCAATTACAAAAAGCACAGTCGTGCTGTGTTCTTCGATCTTGGATATGGACTCCGGCTTGAGCAAGTCCGTACCGCTGAACTTGTCTTCTACTTCCGGCACTGCGCACAAAACCTTCCAGCCTTGCGGCTTGGGCAGTTGCGTTGCCTGTTGTACAGCTTCGGTTTCACTCGTCATCTGCTACCTCTGCTCTCTTTGCAAGGTCAAGTAGGTGGGACTCTGCAAGCGCCAGACCTTGGATGACGCCACAGAGTTTTTGGTACTCCTCAAAGCTACCGCACGCACCGCCTGCGCAGTCGTCCGCGTAGTTGTTCATGTCATCTCGGATTTTTTTGCGTAGAACTTCTACGAAAGATTGGATCACTGGTTGTTACCTCCTTTTGGTTTCCTGTTTACACGTAACTGCGAATGGGATTTGGCGACATCAATCCCTACTTTTGCGCCTTCTAACTCAAACCGGGCCTCAGCTTCCTCCTGCTTCATACCCGCCATTTCCGCCTTAAGCGTTAATTCCCCAGCCTTAAGCTGCGCGTCCATCTGGTCTTTCGCGGCCTTGCGTTGGATCTCGGCCTGTTGTAGCTGGAGCTTCTGCATTTCGACCTGCATGATCGGGTCCTGCATCTGCTCTTGGGCTTGGGCCTGAGCAGCCTCAGCCTGATGCTGCGCCAGCACAATTTGCGACCCTTCCGCCACCATACGGGACAACTCAACCTCAGCCTGCTCAGGCAGCTTCTCATCCGGGTGCGGCAACGGAACTCCAATCGCATCCTGAACCTGACGCCGATAGGCAAAGGCCAAGTGCTCGGCAATATGCGCCTGCGTGGCTGCTTGAATCTGCGTAGCCATCGGGGACTGCCCAATCATTGCCTGAATCGCTGGGTCCTGCATCATGTTGCTGTGCGCCGTGATGTGGGCGTTGTGGTCCTGATACATAAACGCTTTTACTGGCTTTAGGCGCAGTATGTTCATGTTCTCTGACAGGGGGTCCGTGGGCTTCTCGTCATCAATGCTGGGCACCAGCTTGGCTACGTTTTTAATACCCAGCACCTCCAACATCTGGCGGTGTAGCGCTGGGATGTCGTAGACCTGTGGGGCCTGCTGAGATAGCTGCAGCACGGCTTGATATTGCACAATCCGCTGCGACATGGTTGCCGCGTTGGGGTCTGAGACCGGAATAACCTCAACCATGCTGTAGTCAGACTTCTTAGCCCGGGGGACGCCATCTTCAGGCTCGTACTCGTAGCTGTCATCGGTGTAGTCGCGGATGATTGCCGCAAGGAGCTTTAGCTCCTGCTTAAATGCGTAGTGCACCCGGGCCTGAACTGCCGACATAACCTTGAGCATTCGCTCCAGTAACGCAAGCGTTGTACCCACAGGGGCTTGGGCGGACATATCGCTAATCTTCATGTCTGCCGTAGCGGCAAACCTGCGGCCTTCCTCAACAATCGTATTGAGCAGGTTATATAGCGTGGCGCTGGGTTCTTTGTACGGCAGCGGCAGGATGTTGTCCCGAATCGCACCGGAGCCAACGTCTACGTCACGGAACTCACCCGGAGCAATTGGTGTGTCATCGCCCTTGATTCGCAACCCTCTGGACTTCAGACCACCCGGCAGGTTTGATAGCGTACCTGCGTCTACTAACTGACGGATGATAGAAGTTGCCGACTTAGCAAACCCACCGATTAGGTGGAATAAACCAAAGCCATAGATGCCAAAGCCCGGAATGTAAACGTAGTGAACGAAGTGATTCCTCTTTGCCTTTGTCTCGTCATCTTCGTAGTAATTACGGCGGATAGCCAGAATCTCTCCTGTGCCTTCCAGC